CAAGGGTCGCAGAATTGCAAAAGCTGGCAAACGACACGCTGGAAAAGCGACTGGGTTGGAACAAGGAAAAAGCACTCAGCTACCTCGTTGAAATCCTCGAAACACCTGTCGGTGAGGTGGATAAACTTCATCGGCTTGCACAGGAATACCGCGACACCGAGCATAGTTCGCAGGTTAAGCTACCATCAAAAGCAGACGCCATGAAGCAAATTGCGGCGATGTGCGGCTGGAACGAGCCTGAGAAATCTGACGTCACCGGTGAGGTAAAGATCACGATCACCAAGCAATAACAGTGGCACGCACCATCGAAATCAACCTTCCGCATCGATTCACGCCCAGGTCGTATCAACTCCCGATCTGGCGTGAGATGGATGAAAAGAAGCGTGTGCTGATGGTGCTTCATCGACGAGCCGGCAAGGACAAACTATGCTTCAACAAGCTGATTTGCAAAGCGGCTGAGAAGAGCGCGAACTACGCTTATTACTTCCCGACCGCTGCGCTGGGCAAGAAGGCGTTGTGGATGAATGTGGACGTGACCAACGGCATGCGCGTGATCGACCACATCCCAAAGGAGTTGCTCGCGAAGCCGCCGAACCAGACTGACATGCGAATCGAGCTGATCAACGGCTCAACGATCCAGATTCTCGGCACGGACAACCTCGACGTTGTGGGCGGCAACTATTACGGAGTCGTGTTCAGCGAGTATCAAAACCAGAATCCTCTGGCATGGGATTATACACGCCCGATTCTGGCTGAAAATGGAGGCTTTGCCTGGTTCAACGGCACTCCACGAGGTGAGAATCACTTCTTCGACATGCTCAAGTGCAACCGTGACAATCCTGCGTGGATGACTCAAGTGATGACGGTTGAGGATACCGGCGCGATCTCGCTGGAACAGATCGACGAGGAGCGCAAATCCGGCATGAGCGAGGCACTCATCAGGCAGGAGTTCTACTGTGACTTCAGCGTCAGCAACGAGAATGCAATCTATGGCCGCGAGATGAGCAAGGCACTGGCTGAAGATCGCATTGGTGAGTTTCCAGTCGATGGTCGCTCGCCGGTGCATACATTTTGGGATCTCGGCGGGCCGCGCAACACGGTGGTGTGGTATGGTCAGAGGCTGGCATTTGGCCGGTGGCGTTGGATCGATTGCGACATCGGCCTTGATCTGACCATCGTCGAGCGATTCGCTCACATGAGTGCCAAAGGCTACAACTATGGCCGGCACTACTTACCGCATGATGCAAGGCAAACGCAGCGCAATGGGTTCACGTTTGAGGCTGATGCCGCTGCTGCTGGATTCAAATCAATGATCGTTGTGCCGGTGATTCCCGACTATTGGCAGGGCATTGGCTATGTCCGCGAGCTGATGCCGAGCTTTGAGTGGAGGCTGCCGGCGTGTGAGACTGGAGTCAAAGGCATTAAGGCTTACGAGATGGCAGCAGACTCGTCGTCGGGCATCGTCCGCAATGTCCCATTGCACACTTGGGCTTCACACGTTGCTGATGGCATCAGGACGATGGCAGAGGCTGATCGACTAGGATTGATTCACTCAGGATCAGGACAGGCAACCTCAAACCGTAGACGCAGCGATGTGCAAGACACCAACTGACCCATCACCGGCAGATTACGCACGAAAGGTCGCCGCTGACCTGGGTATGTGCTTTGAGGAACTCGTTACTGATGCGTTACATTCTGGTTACATTTACAGCAACAGCGAGTCGTTCATCATCGCCCATGACGTCTATCGTGAGTTCGGTGAGTCGCGCCAAGATCTGGCTTATTTCGTTGTGCTAGCAGTCGGAAACCTAGCTGAACTGGCTCGTCTTGACCCTAATCCGACCGGTCGAAAGTGGATTGGATACTGTCGAGAGAACGAAGGTCACGTCTACTGGCTCGACTATCAGCGGCTCAGAATTCGCCTCGGAATGTAATTTGCCTTGCTCTTTCTCACTTTTGAGATGATTATCAAAAATGAGAAACCACAAAGGAGGCATTCATGGGCGGCAAAGCTAAAGCACCACCTTCACCACCAGCAGCACCAGCACCAGTTCGGGCTGATAATGCCCAAGGTGAGCAGGCATTGATCGCTGCTGGTCGTCGCAAAGGTCTGGCATCTACCCGATCGCCCAATGCTCTTGGTGCTCAGACTGCACTCGGATCCGCTGCTGGACTCGGTGCTGTCGCCCCTCCTGCGATGCAACCTAATCCGGTTATGCCGGTGCCGCCTGTGAAGACCATGAAGGCTAAATATTGACCACATGAGCGACTACATCGAGGGCAGTGACCGCACGGCAGGATGGCTCAAGCGTTACAATTCGCTGAGAGACTCGCGTGCAATATGGGATACAGCCTGGCAGGAGATCGCAGAGCACATCTTTACCCGAAAGGCTGGGATCACGCAGAAAGACTACACGCCTGCGAATCAGCGCGATGCTCGTCTTTACGACATCACCGGCATGGATGCCATTGAGCGTGCGGTGGCTGGTTACATGTCATGGACAACCGACAAGACCCAACCATGGATGGAGTTCACGCCGATCCTTAAGTTCCGTGATAATGATGCAGTGAAGAGTTGGTTGCGCGAATGCTCAATGCTCGCGTCCGAATACATCGCCAACAGCAATTTTTACGCAGAGCGGCACGAGTCGCTCTTTGATCTTTGGGGCTTTGGAACATCCTGCTTGTTCTCACAGGTCACGCCAGACAACCAGACTCGCTTTGAGAAGATCAAGATTGGTTCCTACGTCTTCGACACCGACCACAACGGCGCAGCGAACTGCGTCATGCGTGAGTTCGATTTAACGGCTCGACAGGCTGAAGCTAAGTTCGGGAAAGATGAACTACCACTGGCAGTCAGGGAGGCATGCGACAACAACTCCGACAAGAAGTTCACCTTCATTCATATCGTCGAACCTCGACCAGTCAGTGAGCGCGGGAATGATCTCGGAATGGCAGCAGGCATGAGGAAGGCGTTCGTCTCTGCATACGTCGAAAAGAATAGCCAGAAGATCGTTCAGGAAGGTGGCTTTGACTCGTTCCCATTCCACGTTGGACGGTTCCTGAAATGGGATGCTCTCGACGTTGGTGACGTTTGGGGATACGGCCCAGGTTTCTCGATTCTGCCTGAGTCTCGACAACTCAATTTCATGCAAAAAATGATGGATGTGTATGCTGAGAAATCAGTGTTTCCACCCATGATGGTGCCTGACACGTTTGAAGGCACACTGAAGACATCTGCACGAGCCATGAACTACTATGGCGCAGGACTGAACCCTGACTCCATCTACCCGTTGCCGGTGAGTGGAGACTGGTCGATGGCATTGGAGCGAGTGAAGATGCGTCAGGAGATGATTCGCCGGCGTTGCCATCTCGACATGTTCCAGATGTTCTCCATGAACGCTGCCAACAATCGTGAAATGACGGCATTTGAAGCGTCACAACTGGCAGGTGAAAAGCTTGATGCCATCAGTCCCGCATTTGATCGCGACACGACCGATACGATCCAGCCAATGATGATTCGCCTGTTTGAATCGTGGGCTGAGAATGGAATGCTTCCTCCTCCTCCTACTGAAGCTGTGCAACAAATCGGGCCGAATCTTGTCCAGGTGCCGAATCCTGTGATCACGATGACGAATCGGCTGGCACTCGCTCTGCGTGGACTGTCGCTGCGTGCTGCTGACACGATGGTTCAGAAGATCGCATCACTTGCTCCAGTGTTTCCTGAGATCATCGACGAAATCAACCCGTCATGGTTCATTCGTGAAAGCTCAAGGCTTGCCGGCGTGGATCCTTCCTTCCTGCGTCCTCAAGAGGAGGTCGATGCAATTCGTCAAGGCCGCGCTCAGGCAATGCAGGCTCAGCAACAGATGGCAATGGCACAACAGATGGCAGGTGCCGTGAAGGATATCGGTGGCGTGGATAAAGCAAAAGAAGCGGCACAGGCAATAATGTGAACAACTGAATGGAAACACCAATAACACAACTGCTCTCACCGCTAAAGGATGAGGAAAAAGCATCGCTGATCGGTGCGGTAATTCGATTGTTCAACAACGAGGATTTCCAACTCGTGTTCAGGTGGATGAACCAGACATGCGGAGGTGTATTCGCCACTGTCTTTACGCAGTCCAGCGGTGCTGATGCAATCAAAGCAGGTCTAGCAGATGGCAGCAAGGCGCACGTCAGGTGGTTGTTAGACACATACCTTTCCCGTTACGACGAGAAACCAGAAAAACCAACAGAACAACTATAACAACATGATCAACATCACGGAAGACAACAAGGTGATGCGCGATGACGAATTCATCGGTCGCATCGTCAATGACACAATCATCGCCGGTGAGAAGATCAGCGGTCGCATCCTGGGACAGATCCGAGACGTTGCGGCAAACCCGAATCTCAAGGTTTCCCTCATTGATCCCAAGCTCGACGAGCCTGCACCGGCTGAAGCTGAAGAACCGGTCAAGCTACCGCCTCCACCTTCGCGATGGGACATCAGCGGATTCGGTAACTACTACGAGAATCAGCAGCAATTCCAAATGCGGTTCGTGAATACCTACGGGCCAAGTGAGTTCAACCAGTGGAAAGCAATCAACGTCAAATAACATCATGGACACAACACCAACGACCACAGAAACAACTGCGCTTGAAACGCAGATCACACCAACGCCGGCGACTCCCGACATTGCGCCATCAACAGTCACTCGACCTGACTACATTCCAGCCAAATTCTGGGATGAGGCCAAAGGTGAGCCGAAAGTCGATCAACTCGGCGCATCATATCAGTCGCTTGAAAAGGCATTCAGCGAGAAACGCGAGATCAAAATCCCAGGTGCCAACGCAACACCAGAACAGATCGCTGCTTACCGCGCTGAAGTCAGGAAGATCACCGGTGCTCCTGAGAAAGCTGAAGACTACGGTCTGAAGGCACCAGACAACCTGCCTGAAGGCATCGAGTGGAATGCTGACACTGCCAACAAAGCCGCAGCAATCGCAGCAGAGTATGGCATTCCACCTGAAGCACTGCACAAACTCATCGACCTCAACAACGAAAACCTGGGCGGCATCGTCACCAAGTCGGCTGAGTTGCAGGCGCAGCAGATTCAGAGCGTCATCGACGGCATGAACACCGAATGGGGTGCAGATGCTCCAAATAACTGGCAGCGTGCGGCTCGTGGAGCACTGGCAGTCGGCATCGACATCAAGACCAGCAAACTGGCATCGGATCCTGAATTCATTCGCGCCTCACTGGCTGTGGATAAGTTCCTGCGCGAAGATTCCGGTCTGATCAGCGGTGACAATGTCGCGGCTACCTACCAAGAGCAGGCTGATCGCATCAGAAAAAGTGACGATTACCAAGGAAAGAATGGCATCGAGAAGCAAACTGCTGCACTGTCTCAGCTTCAGCGTTTGCACGGTGCTGCTACCGCATAGGATTTGGGGTGCCGAGTTGTGTCGGCGTTTTTGCGCTAGCTCTAGCGTCCCCATCATGAGCAAGGGTCAGGTCGTAATTGACCTGGCCCTTTTCATTGCTCAATAAACTAGGCCGTTGTCCGAGCTGTTTCTGTTTAGGCGGTGAGTTGTTGATCAATGAATGCGTCCAGTGATTCGCGGAGAATCATCCGGCGTTTGAGCACTGAGCCAGTGAGGCGCAGGCCAGGCATTTTTATTTCACCTCGATCTGCGAGACGAATCAATGTGGAGCGACTCCATGTGATGCCGCGATGCTGGAAGGACTTCGACGGCAGAGGAATGAATTCATCTGGCGTGAACTGATTGAGTTGGGGCGTGATTGCCATATTCGACCTGAAGGTGAAGCATTTATATCGCGATGCAAACTCTTTCTGCTGAAATTCCGCTGGAATACTCCGTAAAACTAGGGATCAAAAACCGGAGAAAACCGGATAATTCATATTCATTCAGAGGGGGACTTTTCGTTCTTTTCGTGCTTTTCGTATCCCAGTAAAGAACGACCAAGGCTATCCGGTGCCGCCTATGTGGGTGCTTTTTCTCAAAAATGAGAAAAGTTCTTGCATTGATTCTCATTTGTGAGAATATCAGTCATCAGTCCCAGCAATGGACAAGCTGAAAGCCGGTCTACGAGGTCTTCATTGAAGGCAACCAAGGAGCACTGGAAGCAACGACTTCCGACACTGTCCACAACGGACAGGTCACCTCACCTCATCACACCAAAATCATGGCTACCATTGACACCTTCTATCCAACAGAGTTTGAACGCTCTTTCTCCCAGGCTCTCCAGCAGATGGATTCGCGCCTGCTCAATTCCGTTACTCGCGCCGACTTCACCGGCAAGAAGAAATGGTTCAACCTCATCAACGATTCCGAAGCTCAGGACGTTCTGGCCCGTAAGGGCGACACTCCTGATGGCGAATTCGACGGTTCCAAATACTGGCTCACCCAGCGTCCAAAGGAAAAAGTCACCGTCTTCGATGAGTTCGACAAGCATTTCCTCGGTTCCATCGTCCTGCCAACCTCGGATGAAGTCGCCTCCCACGCGATGGCATTCAATCGTGCAATCGATGATGTGATCATCTCTGCCTTTGATGCTACTCGCTACATTGGCGAAGACGGCACGACCTCTGATGCGTTCAACTCCAGCTATTCCATCGCGTCCAGCTATGTTGAAAATGGCACGAGCGCACAGAGTGGTCTGACCATCGGCAAACTTCGTCGGGCCAAATACCTGATGGACTTGGCTGAAGTGCCAAACTCTGACCGCATGCTCGTCTGTGGCGCTCAACAGGTGCAGGATCTCCTCCGCACGACCGAAGTCACTTCTGACGACTACAACAGCATCAAAGCTCTTGTGAGTGGTCAGGTTGATACCTTCCTCGGTTTCAAGTTCCTGTCCTCGCAGCGTCTCATCAATGCCACCGTTTCCTCGGTTGCTGACATCCGTTCATGCTTCGCGTTCCACAAGAGCGCAATCAAGTTCGCCATGTCCGACCGCAAGGTGCAGATGGACATTCTGCCTACCCGCCGGCACGCCCTCCAGATTCGCTCGACCATGATGCTCGGTGCAGTTCGCACTGAGAATGAAAAGGTTGTTCGTATCTATTGCGACGAGTCCCCATAACCACTAAGCTGAGAGGGGCGGTGTAAAAGCCGCCCCTTTCTAAACCTACCCACTATGGCCGAACGCATTACATACCAAGTCAGCATCAAACCTGGCCGCAATACAATGGAAACCGCCACTCTTGAAGGCGCGACAGATGACGATCTTGTGATCAGCGACACTAACGTCGTTGCACTGCGTCGTTTTGTTCGTCAGCTCGCCAATGGCGTTACCGTGACTGATGTTGTTACTGCGATAGA